CAGTTTCAAACTTTCTGGCACCTCCGTTTCACTCTGGAACTGGTACTAATCTAGCAGCACCGATAATCTAAAAGTAACGGCAGATTCACAGTTTTGTCATTTGATGTTCAAGTATGTCTTTTCATCGCGAAACGTTGTCATCAGATTTTGCCGCTTAGCCGTTGATGAAAGTCACTGCTCCGTACATCCAATCCCACTATTTGCACTTTACTTTCATAGCGTTGATAGCGGTTTTCGATAGCATCAAGCACCGCGACAGTCGACACATCCCATATTTGCGCCTGAGACAAATCAATAATGACGTTCTGCGGATCATCGGCATACTGGAAATGTTCAAACAAGTCGTTACTACTGGCAAAGAACAGCGGCCCGGTTACCGTATAACGAACAGATTTACCGTCTTCAGATAATGTTCTTTGCGCACGTACTACGTGTGCGATTCGGCGAGCAAAGAGAATCATTGCAAAGATAACCCCACCAACCACGCCAAGCGCCAGATTCCCCGTTGCGACGGTCACCGCTACAGTCAATACCATCACCAGCGTTTCCGGCAGAGGTATCCTTTTTAATGTGGCAGGCTTAACGCTATGCCAGTTCAGCGTTTTCACCGCCACTATCACCATGATCCCTGCTAAAACCACCATCGGGATCTTTGCCATCAATTCGCTCAAACCGGTGACCAGCAGCAACAATACCAAGCCTGCGGCAAGTGTCGACACTCGCGTGCGCCCTTTACCAAGTTCCAAATTCACCATGGTCTGGCCAATCATGGCGCATCCAGCGATACCGCCGTAGAAACCCGCGAAGATATTGGATAGCCCTAATCCCCAGCATTCACGACGCTTACTTGAAGGTGTGTCGGTCAACTCATCAACCAATTTGGCGGTCAATAAAGACTCCATTAAACCAACGAACGCAATACTCAACGCACAGGGCCAGACAATCCGTAATGTATCCAGATTCAGTGGCACTAACAGTTCTGTTAGCCCCGGCAAGCCTGCGGCCATCGGCCCCGAATCCCCTACCGTCGGTACAGAAAAACCCATTCCTAAGCACAGCGTGGTAATAGCAATCACCGCCACCAACGGCGACGGAACAGATTTGACCACTCGCGGGAGGAACAGAACAATGGCCAGGGTCAATGCGAACAGCCCCCAAACCAATGGGTTAGTTCCCCAAATATGGGGTACCTGTGCAAAGAAAATCAGAATACCGAGTGCGTTCACAAACCCAGTCATCACAGAAAGCGGTATATAGCGCATCATGCGCGCAAGCCCGCTCACACCAAACAAAATCTGTATCAACCCCGCAAGCAATACGGCTGGGAAAATGTATTCAACCCCATGCTGATGCACCATCGGGCCAATGACTAACGCCACCGAGCCTGCAGCAGCAGTGACCATCGCAGGGCGTCCACCGAGAAAAGACATAGATAGACACAACACAATGGAGGCAACCAGGCTAACTTTCGGGTCAACTCCAGCAATAACCGAAAATGAAATTATCTCCGGGACTAACGCCAATGCGGTGACTACCCCGGCAAGGGTTTCTCGTGCAAACAGGCGTGGGCTACGCAAAACATAGGAAAGGGAATTTTCCCGGTTATGTGCTTCAGTTTGAGTTGTGGTCATAATTATCGTCTTTGCAGGTTTATTGTTATGAATACTGGCCTGAATAGGCCGGGCGTGATTGTACAGACAGGATAGTAAGGATGCTAATGAATGTGATCTATATCACTTTTCGCTGCCACCAGCTTGTACTGCATGCTTCCAATCTGAATTACACTCTTATTGTCAAAAAATGAACAGGCTAAACTCAAGGACTATTATTGGGAAATAGACCTAAAAACAATTACAATATAGTTATATATCTTTAGCATTTTTATAAAATTATTCTTTTTTGACCATTTTTATTAATGGAGGCCTGTTTTTGTTTATTCATTTAACTCGTTGTAAAACGATTGCTGCTTTTCTGTTGACAGTTATGATGTCATATTGTGGGAATGCATTTGCTGATCCTGTGCTGAATAAAGTACTCAGCACCCACAGTATAACCTTAGCGTGGGTTGATAATACTCCACCGATATCATGGCAATTAAACGGCAAGCCAACTGGCATGGCGATAGATCTCTGTCTTGACGTGGTCGAAAGTTTGAAGAAACGATACAATACCAATATAAATGTAAAGTGGTTGAAGATTGCCAATGCCGCCCGCTTTGAAGTTATTACGAGCAATCAAGCTGATATCCTCTGTGCCATTGCTGCAAACACGGGGCAAAGAGTTAAACTGGTGAATTTCTCTACTCCATGGTTTTATTCTAAAATGAATTACCTGACCAGGAAGTCAGATAATATAATGAACACAGAAATGCTGGCCGGGCATACCGTTGGGGCAATAAGTGGGGGAACATCGGCACAGGCTTTAACAGAAATGAACCAGCTTTATAATTATTCAATTTCCGTCAAATTAGTTCGAGACTTTGACGAAGGGTTTAATTTACTTGAGGAGGGGCATATTTCTGCATTTGTAACAGACGACATTATTATTCTTGGTAAATTAAGCAACCTAGCAGAAAAAGAAAAATACCAGATGAGCCCCGAAGGTTATGGAGATGAGTTAGCTTATGGTCTTGTTGTCGCAAAAAATGCCAATGACATGATGGATATTATTAACGAAGAAATAAAATTCATGTTCAGATCAGGTCGATTTGATAAATTATATAATAAATGGTTTATGTCACCTGGTCAGGCAGTACAGCAGCCAATGTCTGCGCAACTCATCGAGCAAAAAAATCGCATACTGCGTGCTGATGATAATACCGGGAAGCCATAGTCCAGGAGCCACAGCACCCAACAATGCTTTTTAAGCCAACTCAAGATGTTAATCGCTTTTTAAAGCCAGAAAACGAGAAGTAATTGTCTATTTCTGGAATTTTTAGATTTGATTTTTCCTGCTACCACCAAGAAGAAATGACCGAAAAGTATTTGGATTCGAGGAAAAAGCAGTTTATGTTGTTAAGTGTCTGTTGATTTTCGCCAGGTAAACCGAATACGGAAATTCGGAATTTTTACAGGCGGTATTGATACGAGAACAGCTAAGTGATTGTATTAAAACGCAGATAAAAAAAGACCGAATACTTTTAAAATACATTAAAATCAACAAGTTAGACAAACTCTGTCGATTTTGTGTCTACCGCATTTTTTGCATTTCAAATGGTCGATGATGAGGTATTTCATTTAGAATCACCTCATCGTTTAAGCAATCAGATTAAACGCTAGTTTTCCTCTAAAGCAGTAAAAAATGATTTCTTCAGGCAAACCACTTTACCATGATAATCACAGCCATTCATTTTCCCCAAAACCTTTGTTTCTTTGAAACTATCTTCAGTAATTTTTTGGTATAAGTCATCCGTTACATCAAAGCCCCATACTCTTCCTGCCACTCTCATAATCTGCCCAAGAGCTGTGTATTTTTCATAAACATCGTCACAAGTAGAAAGTGGCCACATGTAGTTTTCAGGATCCATAAAACTATCTACAAATGAGAACATTCCACTTGAGACAAAGAGTACATTCTCAAAGTATTCAACAATATTCGAGAGCCCATTATCTATTCCGCTCGTCCTATACGACGTTACAATCAACACTTCATCAAATTGACTAAAATATTTTTCACCAATAGCTTCTTCATTCAAATAACTATTTCGGGAACGACCTACTGAAATTTCTTGTAAATTATTGTCCGTGCTTCTCAACATACTTGATAATATGACACCATCTCTACTCAAAGGATCTATAGCTGATAATTCAGCTTGACTTTTAATCCATCCCTTGAATGCAGATTTCGAAATAATTGGCATAGCCAAATCTCGTGATGCTTTCCCGGTATCACCTTTCAAGAATCCGACCACACCATGTAAATCAGTAGTACGCATTCCCCCTACCGTAACTGCGCCTCTTGAAAAATGCTGCGATCGAATATGTGAATTTTCAGGTGCCAAAAAACCCCTACCAACAATACTGCCATCTTCATTTACTATATTGCATAAGTTTTTGGAAAAATGAACCAATCTCTCCATCGTTTCATTCGCATTTTCGTCCTTTAGATCTTTCTCGACGGATAAAAACCGCCGAATGAAATCAACACCAGTAATACTCAGCCAATCATTAGCCTCAATGACTTTACCTTTATAGGAATGTAGATCATCTTCAATATAAACTGTAACATCGGATGCTGGGAACTGATGACTTATTAAATCACCAAGATTTTTAACATCAGGACCATTTATTGTTGTAAACAACCGGTCAATTACATCCTCTTTATCCAGATAAATTCTAATTCGCGTCCCGCCATTGCGTATATACTCGTGTTCTAAGGCATTCCTTAATAAAGGACGATCTATTATATCATTTTCAAAATTAAGAACCTGAGTATTTTGCCTTGCTTCTTCAAAACGCCTGGTAGTAACTTGAACGCGGCTACCAAGCATAAATACCGAAAAAAAGCCGATTCCAAATTTACCAGTAGATTGATACCCTTTACTTTCTAGTCCAGGAAGTTCCTCATGCATTAATAAAGAACCCCAGAATGAATTACCAAAATCTAAAAATGGACCACAAAGGACTCGACGTGACATCCCAACTCCATCATCTTCGACTTCAATAAACTTACCAGTATCATCACTACTTAATCTAATTATTAATTTACCATAATCATCCCCTTCACCTTCAAGTGCTCGTCTTGCACGAATAGCATCACAACCGTTCTGTATAAGCTCTCTCAAAGGAACGAAATAATTTTCTCCATATAGTTGCGCCCCACCCAAATTTTTAACTAGTTTAGATATATTTCCGACATGTACCCTTGTGTCAACAGGTTCCCAACCTTCGGTTTTAATAATTCTTGAAATTGAATCAAAATTATCTACCGCCGCTACCCCCTTGGCTTTAAATCGCTGACGCCCTGAGGAATGTAATATGGTATCGACTGCATATAACTCTTCATCGATCATTTTGAGTGTGTCGTAACAAAGCCACCAACTTGCAGCTTCCTCAATTGTGAACGAAGATTTCGACGTATACCCTAAACGTTCTCGTTCTAGACGAGGTTGAAATAATTTTTGCTGAAATGTCCAGTGACTAGCAGAATAACTATTAAGATTTCTAATTTTCTTTAGGAATGATGGTGCTCTTCGGCTGTCAATATGTGATGCATCTGCGACCCGCATTATACAAGCCAGTTTTAATGGATCCACATCCCAATCATTCGGCATTCCGCCAATAGCCCCCAGTTTGCTTTCAAATTGCTTTGACAGTTCGCTAGAATCCCACCAATGGCTATGAGCAATTTTACCAATAATTGCACCATAATCGTCCCGTAGACTTTGATTATCTAGCAGATACTCTTTATCGTTATCACCCCAAGATACAAACGCAAGCTTTTCGGCATATCTAGCATGTAATGAACGTAAAACTATTTCCAAAGTATCCTTTTCTATTTCATCAGTTTTTTTTGTACTCTTTTTTGAAAGATAGTTAAAAGTATCTTCCCATAACACTGTATTTCTAAGGCTAGAAACTCCTTCAGGATAAGCAGCTAATCCCATACCTAAATCATGTAGTAAGAACGCACCGCCTAATACAAATGCCTCGGCTGGATTAAGTTTATATTCATCACCACAAATTAGAGATGCCATTTCCCATAATGCATCTATGTGAGTAATGTCATGAACGGTATAATCAGGCAAACTCCTTGAAATTTCAGCACTGAGAATTGCAGCTTTACTCCTGAACGTTTCAAGGTTTTGTCTAAAAAATTCTCGATGCTGTTCATCTGGATCTCTTTCAATCATTTTACCTAACGAAGACTGCCATAAGGGAATAAACTCTAAACCAGGCATAACATTTCCTTCTGTTACTTAAGAGATAATAAATTATGATTCGTAATTTAATGTTAATTTTACTTTTCCCAACGGTAATATCTCGTCAATTCCGCATGTGAAATCAGACCCCTTCCGTTTAACGTTTAGATTTTTCCCTGGAAGAATTGAAACATTATAGACGTCAATTTTACCATCAACGCTTAATAACCAACGACCATTACTAACATCAGTTACACCAATATCTACAACCCATGATTCAATACAATCAAATACGAAAATAGGTGAATTAATATTCGTCTTTATAATCTCAAGATCGACATTCCAGTATCCGCAATCTAACAGTGAACCTTCTGATAGAAGTTTTTTGGGAATTAAAGCTTTAGAATCTTTACTTTCACTAGTTTTGGCATTGGGCCCTCCTCTTCCAGTTGCTAACCATGACAATGATACATTGGTATCTAAGGCACATGTAACAACCACATCTCCGGGGAAATAGCCTCGACGAACCCATGTACTTACGGTACCGGATGATATATCTAGAAGATCGCATAACTGCTTTTGCAGCGTAAATCCATAGGCGTCCATTATGCGGCGTAATACCAGTTTACCACCGTTAGAGATGATCTCATCGTAGAGAGCCTTTCCTTTCATCAATGTTAAATCGCCATCATATTTTGCTTTTGCAAGCTCACCAGTCACAATCCATTTAACATCAGCACCAGTATCCAAGGCACATTGCACAATTACGTTCCCTGGAACCTGCCCTCTTTGAAGCCAGCCAGCCACATTACTCTTAGCAATCTCAAGGCGCTCAGCCAGCTCTTTCTGCATTGTGAACCCATAAGCAGACAAGATTCGCTCCAGCACATCAGATGCATTTGCGTTCTCAATTCGCATAGAAAAATCACCGAGATTTGTTTTTTATATTTACAGATAAGAAAAACGGATCTAAAGTAATTACACACCACATGTAACACCATAGAACACAACCATTAATACGGAGATACTGCGTTATGCATACTGAAAATGCAAACTCTCAGCCCACATCTCAGATGCTGGCCTCCCCTGACTTCATTGCAAGCATCGCTGCTCAGTTGGTTCCGGCCATCAATACAGCTCTTGATCAGGCATTGGAAAAAGCTGCTGCACTGGCCAACTCTCCTACCATGTCGAAAGAAAACTTCTGTGCTGCCAACGGTATCAGTAGCTCTGTGCTGGAAAAATGGATTGCAAATGGCGTAGTGCTTCTCGCACCAACCCCGACCTCTACTGTCACAAGAACCATTACCTGCAAAGAGACCGGTAAATCACGTAAAGATGTGATGGAAAAACATGGTAACGCATTGATTAACGTTGCTGCATGGCGTGAAAAGAATCGCCAGCATGCGGTTAATTGTCGCTACATCAAACGATAACTTGATTATGCAAGTTTAAGGATGGGCAACCATGTTTGATTATCAAGTTTCTAAACAGCCCCACTATGAAGATGCCTGTCGTAATTTCGCCACAAAGCACAATCTGGCTGAACTGGCGGAAAAACTCGGTATGCGCCCTCAAGTGCTGCGCAACAAGCTCAATCCAGAGCAGCCGCATCAATTGAATATTCCTGAGCTGATTGCTCTCACTGACGTGACCGAAGACCCATCGCTAGTTGATGGATTTCTGGCGCAATTACATTGCCTGCCATGTGTTCCGGTTAACGAATTAGCCGATGACAAACTCCAGTTATACGCGCTCAAAGCAACTGCCGAAATTGGTCAAGTTGCTGCGGCAGCAGTATCCGAAGAAAAGCTAACCGCTAGCCGCAAGCACTCGATGGTTGAGAGCGTCAATTCGGGTATTCGGTATTTGTCTCTCGCCGCCCTTACGATGCATGCGCGTCTACAGACCAATCCAGCCATGAATAGCGTGGTTGATACGGTCAGTGGCTTAAGTGCTTCGTTTGGCCTGATTTGAGGTGATGAAAATGGAACCTTCATTCGCTTCATTACTGAAACACCAAAGCCCGTCGATGAGTTACGGCCATGGCTGGGTTATGGGTGAGAATAATCACCGCTGGCACCCTAGCCGCGACCAGTCTGCATTGTTAAATGGACTGCGTACTCACAAGCCATCACTCGTTACCAGGATGATTAAGCGCTGGAGGACAAAATGAAAAGTGCTGCTCTGGCTGATTCCGTAAAGGCACCGCAAGCGACGTTTAACAATGTGTACTTAATTCATGCCCGTATTGATGGCCCATTAAAGATGACTGGTGACGAATGTTTTGCTCGTTTCCATAAGCAATTAAAAGCCACCAACAACAAGGCACTGCGAAATTTTAATAAGCTCGACAACAACTTTAAATTCGTTGTTCTGACTCTGGCTAACCGCCTGGAACCGTCATCATTTAAACCTGATGAAATCGGCAAACCATTTGAATATTTCGAACAAGCACGCCGCGCACTCATTATCCGTTCAATGAATGAAATTACCCGTTGGGGAACTCTGCTCCCGGCGCGATTTTCAAAGTACGACTGTTATTTAATTGAGTAATTAATCCATTCCCAAAAATCAGGCGTAAACCCGCCGGGCATTCTTTTGCCCAAATTTAGGAGAAAGAGATATGCGTAAAACCGAAAGCAGTAACGCAAGAAATAATGAAGTATCCAAGCTTAAGCAGCTACTCGCAGACGCAAAAAGTGAGGAGCGGCGCGCCAGAGCTGAGGTAATGGCCTCTCGAATTCTGAATTTAGCGAACCACATTAGAGCCAATAAGCTTGAGATAAATGAAGTGCTGGATTTGCTTTTTCAGGAAAGCGAGACATATCGCCATCAAGCAATGGAGCTGTACTAATGGCCGACGCAATGGATTTAGTACAACAGCGTGTGGATGAGGAACTGGCGCGTAATATTAAACAGGCTCGCCTACTGCCTCAGCGTGCCGCCAGCGCTTTCTTTTGCGAAGAATGTGACGCTGCTATTCCTGAAGCACGTCGCGCAGTGGTGCCAGGTGTCACGCACTGCATTGTCTGTCAGGAAATTGCAGAGCTGAAAGGGAAACATTACTGCGGAGGCGCACTGTGATTGCCTGCGGTAATGGAGTCATGCAGTGAAATTTTTCACAACGGCAAATACTAACTTCGGCGGCTCAAATGAGGCCGCCGTAACCCTTTCATGGAATAAACCGAAGAAAGCCATCAACCCATACCTGGACCCGGCGGAAGTAGCACCGGAGTCCGCGCTTTCAAACCTGATCACTCTTTACGCTGCGGATAACGAGCAGGAACAGCTGCGGCTTGAAGCGCTGAATGATGAGGCCTGGGACCGTTATTTCTACAATGAATCCCGTGATCCTATCCATCGTGAAATGGAGCAGGACAAATTAATAAGCCGCGCCAAAATGGCACGCGAGCAGCAGCGCTTTAATCCCGATCTGTTGATTATTGCAGATGTCAGCGCTCAGCCATCGCACATAAGCAACCCGCTTCTTGAACGTATTAAATACTTCCATAGCTTGGGAAGACCAAAAGCTTATACCCGCTATCTGCACGAAACGATCAGGCCTTGCCTAGAAAGGCTGACACATGTGCGCGACAGTCAGGTTTCTGCTTCTTTGCGTTTCATGGCAAGCCATGACGGTCTTGACGGGCTGCTGGTTATGCCTGAAATGAACCAGAATCAGGTTAAACAATTATCGACGATGGTAGCGGCACATATGAGCATGTGTCTGGATGAAGCCTGCAGTGACCTGTTTGTTACGGATGACGTTAAGCCGGAAGAAATTCGTCAGTCATGGGAAAGGGTCGCAGCAGAGGCAATACGGTTAGATGTGATACCGCCCGCATTCGAGCAGCTCCGCCGCAAAAATCGCCGCCGCAAACCTGTTCCCTATGATCTTATACCGGGTTCGTTGGCGCGTATGCTTTGCGCAGACTGGTGGTATCGCAAGCTGTGGCAGATGCGCTGCGAATGGCGAGAAGAACAATTGCGCGCCGTTTGCCTGGTTAACAAGAAAGCATCGCCCTATGTCAGCTATGAAGCTGTGATCCATAAGCGTGAGCAGCGCCGCAAGTCGCTGGATTTTTTCCGTTCACATGAGCTTATCAATGAGGACGGTGACACGCTGGATATGGAAGAAGTAGTGAACGCCAGCAGCAGCAACCCGGCACACCGTCGTAATGAAATGATGGCCTGTGTTAAGGGGCTGGAGCTAATCGCGGAAATGCGCGGTGACTGCGCTGTGTTTTATACCATCACTTGCCCATCACGTTTCCACGCAACCCTCAGCAACGGTAGGCCCAACCCAAAGTGGAACAGTGAAACCGTCCGCCAGAGCAGTGACTACCTAGTTGATACGTTCTCTGCTTTCCGCAAGGCAATGCATAAAGCCGGACTGCGCTGGTATGGCGTCCGTGTTGCAGAGCCCCACCATGATGGCACTGTACACTGGCACCTGCTGTGCTTCATGCGCAAAAAAGACCGCCGATCCATCACCGCGTTGTTGCGTAAATTTGCTATCCGTGAAAACCGCGAAGAGCTGGGAAAAAATACCGGGCCGCGCTTCAAGTCTGAACTGATCAACCCGCGTAAAGGGACACCAACAAGCTATATCGCCAAATACATCAGCAAAAACATCGACGGGCGCGGGCTGGCAAAAGAAATCAGCAAGGAAACCGGTAGAACGCTGCGAGATAGTGCCGAGTATGTCAGTGCCTGGGCATCATTACATCGTGTCCAACAGTTCCGCTTCTTTGGTATTCCAGGTCGTCAGGCATATCGCGAACTGCGTTTATTAGCAGGCCAGGCATCAAGGCAGCGGAGTGATAAAAGCGCAGGTGCGCAGGTGCTGGCTGATGCACGTCTTGATGCAGTACTGGCCGCTGCTGATGCGGGCTGCTTCGCCACCTATATCACGAAGCAGGGTGGCGTGCTGGTTCCTCGCAAGCATCACCTTATCAGAACGGCATACGAGCTTAATGACGAGCCGAGTACCTATGGCGATCACGGTATTCGTATTTATGGTGTCTGGTCCCCGTTAACGCAGGCCCGCATCTGCACGCACGCGGTGAAGTGGAAAAAGGTTCGTAAGGCCGTTGATGTTCAGGAGGCGACAGCCGACCAGGGCGCTAGCGCCCCTTGGACTCGTGGCAATAACTGTCCCCCTGTAGAAAATTTGAACATATCAGTGGGTGAATTACCCGGCAGTGATGAAGCCACACCACTGCCGGATTTTGAAAATATGAGCAAAAAGGAACTACAGGCGCTAACTACACGGTTGCGCCTGGTCAAACCAAAGAAGCGTAAAGGATACAAACAGGAAATAACTGATCACCAGAGGCTGCAGCTTGAGTCAGAACTGGTATCCAGAGGCTTTGAAGGCTCGGAGAATGAGGTCGATCTGCTTCTTCGTGGAGGTAGCATCCCGTCAGGTGCAGGCATGCGTATTTTTTACCGGAACGAAAGGCTGCAGGAAGATGATAAATGGCGACAGTGGTGCTAAAACCGCATCCAGTGGGAAAATATCAAAGGTAATTTAATTAACACTGCGTCACCATCGGTTGCAGTGCTGAAGAAAAAATGCACATAAGAGCCTATTTTTATTGAAAAATATTTCCAGTTTTTTGCTTGTATAGTATTCACAATCTATTGATAGCGGTTATACTGTTTATATATACAGTGATTTAGTAAAGAGGATAGCATGACCATGGAGTATTCACAGCTCAAACAAGATGCAGAAAATGCACAATATAAGCTGGCGTGTGTTCAATTCATCGCAGAAGTTTCGCTGATCACAAACTGTAAACCTGAAGAGTTACAGATGGCCTTGTCAATAATTACAGACGTGGTCAATCGTGATGAAAGTAATCATCGTGATGATGAGCTTCTGTTCTATGCCGCAGACGAAAATGGCTAACCTCGACCCACTCTGTCTTGATACAGCATAAGCACAGTTTGGTACTTCTGATGCAGCAGATTGGCGTGCTTCCGATGTTATTAGCACGCCTGCTCTAATGCGAAGTCAGCTATGTAAGTAAGTTTGCACCAAGGGTTAGTACATTTGTAATCACTCCGGCAATAACACTCGGAGAGCCCTCTTTGACAGCGTCAATAATTTTGTCCCCCATTGATTCACCACCGCCGAGTGATTCAGGTTTCTTCCTCAATGCGACTAGAGCTTTTTCGGAAAGACGTACATCAAAGAAGCCTATTTGATGGTCAGTTCTGTACTGAATATATCCATTTTCACTGAGAAATATGAACGTGCCATCGACCACACTTCGGAGCCTATTTAACTCTTTCATTTCCGGTGAATTAAGCTGGTCAAAGTAGTCATCCGGAAGGTTGGCATCAAATTTTTCGTACTTAACAATCTGTGGAACCGGGAAGTGCTCCCATAGTACGGCAAAGATTTCTGCCGTTTGCTGATTAAATAAATCGAGGTTTTTTGACATGAAAAAATCCCTGTCTTCGAGTGATAAATGGACCGATCAATGGGTCACTTTGATGGTTAGGAGTGCACACAATAATGACTTGAGTTCACGAGAGATCGACAGTCGTACCAACAGACTTGTTGAGCAATCTAACCCGCAGGAGCTTGGCGATGTTATCAAAACACTGCTAAATGAAATGAGGATCTACCAAAAACACGATCTAAATCAATATGTTGTCTTAAGGAAATCAAACGTCAAAGACATTGTTTTTCCTCTGTAATCAAGGTTTGATTAAACTGGCTCGGCGGAAACTGCATTGTTTTTTTTTACAAAAATTTTTCATTTTTAGACATGCATGTGCAAGGTGCATGTTTTTGCATTAGCTTTGCAATTATTTCTCCCCTCCTTCACTCCACTCCAGCCCTAAGCTATCTAGGATCATGCACCTGCATTAAAACCGACCCATGAAGCGGGCAGGCGTGGCGGGGATAGCATTGCGCGCAAGGGTTGTATTTATATTATTTTTCATCATCTGTGCACCGCCCTGTGGAGCAGAATGGGAGTGCTTTCTTGTCTCGTTTCGATCGAAATTATTTGCAGTGTGTAGCTTACTGATGGTGGGATGTGAGAGCTTAAAAAAGCCGCTACATGAACGGCTTAAATGATGCCTACTTTGAGGCATCAATCGGTAAAAATTTATTATTACAAAGAACATAACCTGACAAAGAATCTTCTATATGAAAATATTATTATTTATTTTTAATGACGGAAGAAACAGTATTATAAATAATAGAGTCATCAGGTATGTCTTTATTTACAAAAGTCATTGCCCCGATAGTCACGTTATTACCTATTTTTATATCCCCAATTATACAACTATGAGCCCCAATATCTACATTGTTACCTATCAAAGTAATTCCAATATCACCTTGTGAGCTTTTACGCCCAATTGTAGTATTTTGTCGAATATTCATATTGTTACCAATGATACATTCTGACCTAACTACAATCCCCAGATAGTGATTAATCTTCATACCAGCACCAATGTGCGCTGCTATACTCATATCGGCCCCATATTTGTAACGAAGATTTTCATTGATTTTTCGCGCCATTTTTTTATAACGTTTATTCGGTGAGCTATACATGTAGTTGGCTATGCGCCACCAAAAGTAAAACCGTTTCTTTCTACTGAAGGTTACCCTGTGAAAAACTTTAAACCATGAAAACCTCTTATTTCCACTTCGGCTTATAACTTCTATTTGCAAACACTTTTTGAGATGGTTAAGTGTGTTTTTAGATTGAATACTGCAAAGATGATTGCTGTTCATAAATAAAATTAATCCATTAAAATATTTAGTAATAGTTTTTATTGAAGCAGACTTTAGAATAAATCGAACAGAAGCATGCAAAGGCACTATTTCATTAACTAATTTAAGTTTAGTCACTTCTTGATTCATTCTATCTAAGAATAATTATAACGATAGTCGGCACAACAATCCATTGATTTGGTGAATGCTTTTGAGTTCTATCAGCCTGAATGTGGAATGATAAAAAATTAATGTTCGCCGCTCATTTAGCGGCGTCTTTTTCCTTAATGAGTTTCCGTTAACTCATAGGCTTTGAAGCGGATCACCTCCTCCCCTACCCACTCATTCACCTCTTTGATTCTTTCCTGTAACGGCGTCAGCTCATTACGCACAAATACCTGCGCAGCCTTCACCACGTCACCAAACCCACCGGTATTATTCGGGATGACTCCCATCATCTGCGGCGGCACACGGTGTGCACTCATCAAATCCTCGGCACTGGCTTTCTTGATGTTAAAGAAATCGTCTTTGGTCGCCACCTCACTAAGCGGCACGATTTTAATCCCGTCCGGTTTGCCGTTTGGCGCATAGAAAAACAGGTTCTTAAAATTCCCTAACCCTTTAGAGCTGCGCATCGCTTCGCGCAGGGCTTCCACGTCGGTGCTGCTCTGCGCGGCGTCGGTCACATACATGATGTAACCGGCGTGTGCGCCGTTCTGGTAATACTTGCGGCGGAACAGCGTGGCCGATTCATTCAGCCAGGCCGAATTAAGCGCGCTGAGGTATTCCGGCAGGCCGTACAACTCCTGATTAATATCCGGCTCCAGCAAGTGGAACACCGAGCCGGGCGCAAACTCATGCGGGGTGACAAATGACTGCACAAACCAGTACGCATCCTCATCTGTTCCTTTGCGGGTATATTTGGCCGGAGAGGTTTCAAGTCTGAGCAGCTTCCCGGTGACGCTCATGCGCTTTTCTAAAAAGGCATTGCCGAACACCAGAAAATCCAGCGCAAAGCGGCTGAAATCCTGCTGCGATAACAGCGGATGCGGGATAAATGTCGAGGCGAGAATATTGCGCTTCACATAAATCGGTGAGCTGTGATGCACGGCGGCGCGTAGCGTTTTGGCAAGCCCGGTAAAGCTCACCGGCGGCTCAAACCATCTGCCGTTACCGACGCACTCGGTGTAATCCAGAATATCACGGCGGTCGAGTACCGGTGACGGTTCACCAAAGGTGAAGGCTTCCATTTTTTGCGGTGCCGCCTGTGGTGTGATGGTGTTTTTTGCTACGTGATGTTTGCGTTTCTTCGCCATTAGTTGAACTCCAGAATTGAGGTGGATGCCTGACCGCTTCCGGCGGTGAGAGGCTCATTTAACAGCGCGTGCATGGTCGCCCACGCGACGTCGGCGTGGCTGGCTTCCTCACTGCGGCTGGCGTCATAGGTGGCACTGCGGCCACTGCTGGTCATGGTTTTGCGGATAGCCATAAACGAGGCAGTAATGTCGGTATAACTCACGTCATATTCCAGGCATCCCCGGCCAATGGTGTCTTTGGCTTTGAGCACCATCGCGGTTTTCACCTCGGGGCTGTAGCGGATTTCACGCGCTGCCGGATAGAACGCGCGCACGAGCTGGTAAACACCCTGGCCGATACCGGTGGCATCAATACCGATGTACTCGACGTGGTATTTTTCGGTCAGCTTTTTGATAGACTCGGCCTGGGTGGCAAAGTCCATCCCCTTCCACTGGTGGCGCTCCAGAATGCGGAACTTACCCCCGGCAACCACCGGCGGTGCCAGCACCACACAGCCGGCACTGTCGCCGGTGTGCGACGGGTCGTAGCCAATCCATACCGGGCGATAACCAAACGGGCGCGTCGCAAACGGCTGCCAGTCATCCGCCCAGGCTTCCATGCTGTCGACCATGCAGCGTTGCAACTCCTCGAACGGGAACACCGAGGCTTTGTCGTCGACAAACTCACACATGAATAAATTACGGAAATCATCGGCGCTGTTTTCGCGCTTTAACGTATCCAGATTAAACAGGTCACAACCCCCGGCGAGCGCGTCCTCAATCGTCACAATCTGCCGCCACTGACCGTCCGCGCAGGCCATGCCGTTTTTTAACGCTGCATGGCTGATATCCAGCTCCACACACTCGCTTTTATCTGCGCGGCCTTTGTTAAACAGCTCGCCTGACCAGAACGGGTACGCGCCATGCGCCAGCGTGGATGGTGTCGAGAAGTACGTCGAGCGCAGGTGCTGCTGTGAGGCCATGCCCGATGCCACCTTGCGCAGTTTCTGGAAGTTGGGGATCCAGAAAATCTCGTCGACCAGCAGGTCACCGTTATGGCTCTGCGCGGTATTGGAATTGGTGCCGAGAAAAATCAGTTTTGCCCCGTTGTTGCCGATGACAATCGGGTCGCCGGTCAGGTCAACATCAACGAGGCGCGCAAACTGGATGATGTACTCGCGGAACACATACGCCTGCGTCTTACTGGCCGAGAGAAAAATCTGGTTATGCCCGGTTTTAAGCGCCCGTAGCAGTGACTCACGCGAGAAATAAAACGTCGCACCAATCTGGCGGGATTTAAGGATGTTGCGGATACGGTGTTGCAGGCCCGCCTGATGCCAGCCGAGCTGATACTCGAAGGATTCCGCGAAAAAAATCTCTTCCAGTTTTTCGATAGCTTCATCGCTGAAAAAATTCTTTTTCGGCTTCTTACGCTCGCCCTTGTTGCGGTTCGCCACGTTAGGATTTAAATCGGCCTCGCTGCCGGTCTGGTTATAGCGGTTCACCCGCGCCAGCCGCTCAATTTGTCGACCTAACAGGTCGATTTCCTTGAAGTCGCCGCCGTCCTTTTTCGTCTTGGTAATGAGCTGAATTAAGCGTGCTTCGAGGCTGTTTTCAACACGGGTGATAGGCGCAATACCGTCCCAGCCGTCGCGCTGTTTCCAGCTCTGCACCGTCGGGCGTTTCTGGCCGAGCGTTTCGGCAATCTGCGGCACGGAAAATCCCTGCCAGTAAAGCAGTGATGCCTGTCGGCGCGGATCAAGCATCAGTGAGGTATCAGTGGTGATGGTCATGGTTGCCTCGCGTTATTCGATAAGAGGCAAGGCTACTGAAGCGATGAGGGATGCGCGCTAAGGTGCTGTTGTGTCAGGGGTAAGCCATCCGGGATGAATGGCAGGCCGGGTGCGGAGTCAGGAAACTAAGCCTGACCCATTCACCCCACATCAGGATGCCTGAACATGGCAAAGAAAGTTTCTAAATGGTTTCGCATTGGCGTTGAAGGTGACACCTGTGACGGTCGCGTGATCAGCGGCGCCGATATTCAGGAAATGGCCGAATCATTCGACCCGCGAGTTTATGGCGCACGCATCAATCTCGAGCACATCACCAGTGTGTTACCCGACAGCCCATTCTGCCGTTACGGTGATGTCACTGAGCTGAAAGCCGAAACTATCGATGATGATTCGGCACTCAATGGCAAGCTGGCGCTGTTTGCCCGCATCACTCCGCTGGCAAATCTGGTGGAAATGATCGGCAAAGGCCAGAAGGTTTACACCTCCATGGAAATTCGCCCGAATTTCTCCAACTCCGGCAAGTGCTATCTGATTGGCCTCGCGGTCACTGACGATCCGGCAAGCCTGGGCACTGAATATCTGGAATTTTGCTCCCGCGCCAAAACCAATCCGCTTTCGGGTCGCAAACAACGCCCGGAGGATGTGTTCTCGGTCGCCACTCTTGCCGAGCTGGAATTTGAAGACCAGCCCGACACCCTGCTGAACAAACTGACCGACACCGTCAAAGGCATTTTCAGCCGTAAACAGGCGGATGACGATGCGCGTTTTAACGATGTGCATGAAGCGGTGACCGTCGTTACCGAGCAGGTACAGGCCAACCATGACGCCACCGAACAACGCCTTTCTGCGATGGAGCAATCAATCCTCAGCCTGAAAGGTGAACTCACCGGCCAGCTCGAAGAAAGCCAGCAAAAGCTGTCGGCGCTGGAAACGTCGCTGGATAAAACCGAGAGCTTTGCGCAGCGCCGCCGTGAACCGTCGAGCGGCGGCAATGGCGACTCGATGCTGACCAACTGCTAAGCCCAGACACATTGCCGGAACAAAACCAAAACTCATTCAGGAAAAATGATGAAGCCACAGACCCGCTTTAAATTTAATGCCTATCTCACCCAGGTGGCGAAACTCAACAATGTCGACGCCGGTGACATGACCAAAAAATTCAGCGTCGACCCGTCCGTCACGCAGACGCTGATGAACACCATGCAGGAGTCATCCGACTTCCTGACCCGCATCAACATGGTGCCGGTCGCGGAAATGAAAGGTGAAAAAATCGGTGTCGGTGTGTCCGGCTCGATTGCCAGCACCGCCGATACCGCCAGCGGTGACGAGCGTCAGACCGAAGATTTCACCGCGCTGGAGTCCAATAAATACGAATGTGATCAGATTAACTTCGATTTCCATATCCGTTTCCGCACCCTCGATTTATGGGCGCGTTTCCAGGACTTCCAGCTCCGTATCCGTAACGCCATTATCAAGCGTCAGTCGCTCGATTTAATGATGGCCGGTTTCAACGGCATTAAGCGTGCGGCGACCTCTGACCGCAGCAAAAATCCGCTGTTGCAGGATGTGGCGGTCGGCTGGTTGCAGAAGTACCGCAACGAAGCTCCCGCGCGCGTGATGAACAAACATACCGCTGAAGATGGCACTGTTTCCGATGTCATTCGTGTGGGTAAAAATGGCGATTATGCCAACCTCGACGCGCTGGTGATGGATGCGACCAATACCATGATTGCGCCGTGGTACCAGGAAGATCCGGATTTAGTCGTCATTTGTGGCCGTCAGTTACTGGCCGACAAATATTTCCCGATTGTGAACCAGGAGCAGGCCAACACCGAAGCGATGGCCGCTGACGTGATTGTCAGCCAGAAACGCATCGGCAACCTGCCTGCGGTACGCGTGCCGTACTTCCCCGCCAACGGCCTGATGGTGACGACGCTCGAAAACCTGTCCATTTACTACATGGATGACTCCCACCGCCGCATCATTGATGAGAACGGCAAGCTCGACCGTGTCGAAAACTACGAATCCATGAACATTGATTACGTGATTGAAGACTACGCCGCCGGTTGCCTGGTTGAAAACATCAAACTCGGTGAGTTCCCCGAGCCGCCGAAAGAAGTGAAGGCCGGCGCACCGGCGCAGGAGGCGTAAGCCATGACGAGTCCCGCCGCACGTCACATGATGCGGGTCTCGGCCATTGTGACCGCGCAGCGGGACGATAACCCGCTGCGTCATGCTTCTGCTTACGAGCAGATGCTGGTCAAACTGGCCGCCGACCGGCGCACGTTAAAAACCATTCATTCCATAGAGCGAAAGGCCGACAAAAAGCGTGTGTTGCTGCCGTCCTGGGCGCCGTGGGTGGCCGGTGTACTGGCTGAGGGCAAAGGCGCGCAGGATGACATCGTGATGACCGTCATGCTGTGGAAGCTCGATGCCGGTGACATTGCCGGGGCGCTGGAGATTGCGCGCTATGCGATGCAGTACGGTCTCACCATGCCATCACAGCACAAACGCACCACGCCGTATGTACTCGCCGAAGATGTGGCACTGGCGGCCATGCGCGCCCACGCCGCCGGTGAGCCGGTCGATATTGCGCTGCTGCTGGCAACCCAGACCCTGACGGCCACCGCCGATATGCCCGACAAAGTGCGCGGGCGACTGCACAAAATCACCGGGCTGGTGCTGCGTGATGCAGGACGGCTGGCGGAGGCACTGGAACAGCTTAAGCGTGCGATGCAGCTTGATGCCCAAGCGGGGGTGAAAAAGGACATTGAGCGCCTCGAAAGTGCGCTGAAACCCAAACCCGCAGCGGTTAACAAGCCCAAACCCAAAACAAAACCGCGACCGCGTAAACCTGCGACCACACCAGGCAAGCGCGGTCGCCCCCGCAAAGTGGTTAACACCACTGGTTAAGAATGCGCCCCGCGCAGGACGGCACGCCGGTTGAGACTGGATTTATTCCTCATCGATACCGGCGTCCACCGTCCACCCATTTTGAGGTTGTCATGACGACAGTGATTATCAGTAAACCCAACACACCGCAGGCCGGTGTGGTTATTCCACCACTGCCGGTACGCGAGCCGGTGATTAAAAATACCTTCTTCTTTCCCGACGTCGACCCGGTGCGCATCCGTGAACTGATGCGCCTTGAGCACACCGTCACGCCGGAACGTCTGCGCGTGGCGATTAAGGACGGTATCGCCGAAACCAATGCGGAGCTGTACGACTGGCGACGTGAACAAATCGCCCTCGATTTTGAGTGCCTGGCGGATGTACCTGCCGAGAAAATCGACGGTGAAAGCGTGCGCTGTTTTTATTACCTGCGTGCGGTCTGTGCCATGACCACCGCCACTTTATACGAGCGTTATCGCGGTGTGGATGCGAGCGCCAAAGGTGACAAAAAAGCCGACGATATCGAGAACGTCATTGATGAGCTGTGGCGGGATATGCGCTGGGCGGTGTCGCGCCTCCAGGGCAAACCCCGCTGCATTATCGGGCAAATCTGATGTGGGTCACAGCCTTACAGGGCGACACGCTCGATGCATTGTGCGCGCGCCATTACGGGCGCACGGAGGGCGTGGTCGAGGCGGTGCTGCTGGCTAATCCCGGTCTCGCCGAACTGAGCGAGGAAATGCCCCACGGCACCACCGTTGAGCTACCGGATATCGATTCTTCCCCTGTTGCGGAGACGCTGAACCTATGGGATTGACAATGGAAAAAGTACTGACCTTCCTTGCCTACTGGCTTGCGGTCGGGCTGGCTTATTTCGGGGCGATGACCCCGCAGCAGGCGGCACTCTATATCGGCAGCGGTGCCGCCATTTTTACCGCGCTGGTGAACTGGTGGTATCGCCGCAAAACGTATCTGTGGCTGAAAGCGGCCGGACTGGATAAGGAGGTGGTGCGTGGCCTCAGTCGTTAAACGTTGCAGCGTGGCGGTGGTGCTCACGCTTGCCGTTCTGGTGCCAGATTTTAAGTGGATTCAAACCTCACCCGACGGACTGGCGCTGATTGCCGACCTTGAAGGGTGCCGACTGAAACCCTACCAGTGCAGCGCCGGCGTCTGGACATCGGGTATCGGTCACACCGCCGGTGTCACGCCGAAAGGGGATATCACCGAACGGCAGGCCGCGCAGAACCTGGTCAGTGACGTGCTGGCTGTTGAGCGCCGCCTTGCGGTCTGCGCCCCGGTTGCCATGCCGCAGCCGGTGTATGACGCGGTGGTGAGTTTTGCGTTTAACGTCGGCACCGGTGCGGCCTGTAAATCGACGCTGGTCTCGTTTATCCATCGCCAGCAGTGGGCGCAGGCGTGCAACCAGCTCCCGCGCTGGGTGTTCGTCAACGGCCAGAAAAACAAAGGTCTCGAAAACCGACGTGCACGCGAGCTGACTTACTGCCTCAAGGGGACGAAATGAAAACGCTGATGATTTTGCTGTTGCTGGCCGTTGCCGGTCTGGTGTGGATGAAGCGCGAAAACAGTGCGCTCATCCGCTCATTTGAAAAGGCAAACCGTGTTGCCGGAGAGCAGAAAACCCAGATAACCATGCTGCGCAACCAGCTTAATGTTGCCGACACTGTCCGGCAGCGTAATGAGCAGGCGCAGGTCGATTTACGCAACAAACTCACCGCCGCGAATACCCTCGCGGCAAAGCGTGGCGAAACCGTGACGAGACTACTCAATGAAAATAAAGCACTGCGTGACTGGTATGAGTCTGATTTGCCTGATGACATTATCCGGCTGCACACCCGCCCCGCCTTTGCCACCACCGCCGGTTATTTACAATGGCTGTCCGAAAGTGGCGCTGTGCCCGATACCGGCAAGCCGCCCGCGCACTAACGGCGATTTAAGTGCCGATATTCGTCAGCTTGAGGGCGCGCTCGCAAGCTGCGCGCTCCAGGTTGAAACCATCAGACACTGTCAGGATGAACTCGATGCTCAAGCCAGCCAGTTTACGCAAAGCGCTCTGTGATGCGGCACCGGTGCTGCGTAATAACCCGGATATGCTGCGCATATTTATCGACAGCGGGAAAATTGCCGCCACGCTGGCGACCTCGCTGTCGTTTGAAAATCAGTACACGTTAAACATTGTGGTTACGGATTATCATGGCGACCTCGATTATCTCATCGTGCCGGTCAATGCCTGGCTACGGGAAAACCAGCCCGACATCATGACCACTGATGAGGGGAAGAAAAGAGGTTTTACGTATATCGCCGATATTAACGACGATGAAAGCGTCGACGTGAGCATCAGCCTGACGCTCACCGAGCGCACGCTGGTCAGGCAGGAAGGCGAAGCCCTGTATGTGAAACACGCCGCCGAGCCACCGCTACCGGAGAACGTCACGCGTCCGATGGAACTCTACGTTCACGGTGAGCTGGTGAGTCAGTGGCATGAATGAATTTAAACCCTTTGAGGACAAACTCGCCGGGCTGATTGCCAGCCTGTCACCGGCTGCGCGCCGCCGGATGACGGCTGAGATTGCAAAGAAGCTCAGAACCTCGCAGCAACAGCGCATCAAACGCCAGCAGGCACCGGATGGCACGCCCTATGTCGCCCGAAAGCGTCAGCCAGTGAAAGGCAAAAAAGGTCGGGTTAAACGTGCAATGTTTACGAAGCTGCGCACCAACCGGTATATGAAAGCGAAAGGCACTGATAATGCTGCGGTGGTGGAGTTTGTCGGGCGGGTGCAGCGCATGGCGCGAGTGCATCAAGACGGGCTAAAAGATAAACCAAACCGTTTCAGTGAAGGCGTGCAATATGAGGAGCGTGTCTTGCTTGGGTTTGCAGAAAATAGTAAATCAGTTCTCACAGACATAGTTTATAAAAACTTAATTCATAAATGACTCTCTGTCATCTACTATTGACCCATTCGTTTGAATGAGAGATAGATTTTACAAGTCGATTTAATTTAAACAATGATAAGATGATTTTCATGAAGTTTAGATAGTAATTTCCATTCTGCTCATATAGACCCATCAAAAGATTACATCTTTTATTTAACAAAGGATTAATCTGAGCAAATAATTGGCTTGCTGTTTTTATTTGATATGTTAGAAAGTATTTTATTGATTTTATCCTGTATTTTTTTCGATTCATCTATCGCTTGGGATAACTCATCACTAACACCTCCACCTGTACTTATTAATAATTTTCTCGTCTCATCCATAACATACGACATCCGTTCTAGTGATGTTGGATGATCGATGCTGCTGGAACCTGAACTTTCCATATCATCACCTAGAGTGGACATAACTACCCAAACCGTTGGATCGAAAGGGGCATTGTACCACCCAAGAGACACTAAAGTGTGAGTGGCAAATAAATCTGCTTGTTTTTCATTTGTTCTGGTCTTACAGTTTTTTACTCTAACAGTATTTTCATCATCGTTAGGATTAATAACTTGAGGAATATGTCTGTAATAGACATGACCTAACTCATGAAGGTAAATAAAAACAAGAGCTGTTCTTGCAAATAGATCTCTTTTAGTTTTCAGCTCTCCTGTAAAAGGATAATATTTAGCAATGCCATCACAAGCTCCGCCAAATTTTTCTATGGGTGTTATTTTTTGTATTGCCTTACTCTTGATTTTATCATACATCATTGACTGGTAAGCAGTTTTCACATAGTTTGAATACGCCACATTACACAAACTCCATTTATCTTGATTATCTATCATTGTCAGGGTTGATACTTCAGACAGATAAAATGTCAAATTAACCAATTCATCACTAATAGTAATGGTTGGCCGATTGTAATAACCGCCAAGGCGAGTATACGCTGTAGGCATAGGCTCAATATTGTCAATTTTAAAAGTGGTATTTTGCAAAGCATTCGTTACATCGTCAAGTTTAGATGCTGTAATTTTATTGTTAACCATATTAATTAGATCATATGTAAAACTATTAGTCCAATACGATGCGTTAGCCGTGACAATAGGCAATAAAAAAACAATAGACAAACCAATGTATTTAAGCATTGCCACTCTCACTTATCTGGGTTGTACATTATCTTCAATGAATCATATCTCTCTTTGTCACTACTAGTCAGCTTCTCGTATTTTATTTCCCCCTTGGATATCGAATCATATTTACTAAGATACCAACTTGCACTTCCATCTCCATATATTTTATCCACCAACACATTCCTATATCCAACTAGATTGGAAATTGCCGTCATGATTTTAACTTTATCATCATGTGACTGATTCAACTCCTGGGGCTTTAATGTGTTAACAATGGTGGTTATGGAATTAATCATGGTTGAGTTTATAGTTGCATCTTCATTTCTATTATCCAAACTTGAACTAGCAGCATTCATTCCTGAAATCAAAACGTTGCCATCATTAAATGTGAAAGGGTGGATAACAGATGCAATGATGATAGCTGAGCCAAAAATAGCAAAGAATACCCCTGGGGCAATATTATGTAATTTTAACTTCCACTTTAGCCACTCTCCCTCAAGCCTACCTGTATTGTCAATCGCCACTGAAAATAATTTATAACCAAAATAAATAGAGGCCAACCCTGTAATTATAGTTAGCAATCTTTCTAATCCACTGAACATTATCACCGAACCAATGTCAGTCATTTTCCCACCTCGATGTGATAACACTTTTAATGGCTAACAGTAATTAAGGCAGCCCATTTTTTAATGGGGGGAGTTATTTGGGTGATACTAATAGCGTAGCTCTCCACAATTTATATGCAAATTAAGCAAAGAAAATACGAAAGTTGTATGAGCAGCGACACAGTAGTTATGAATAGATATAACTCTGAATCACCTCCATCCTTTCCACATGAACACACTCTCATCAATCCATGATTTTGCACGCCAGCTGCGCAACCTTATCCGCACCGGCATTGTGACCGATGTCGATACCGCGCGGGCGTTATGTCGTGTGGAAACTGGCGGGATTACGACCGACTGGCTTAACTGGCTGACTCCCCGCGCGGGTCGTTCGCGTACATGGTGGGCACCGTCTGTCGGCGAGCAAGTTTTAGTACTGGCGATGGGTGGCGAGCTGGATACCGCCTTTGTACTGCCTGGCATCTATTCCGACGATAACACCGCGCCGTCTGCGTCTGCCGATGCGCTGCACGTTTCGTTTCCTGATGGTGCCGTTATCGAGTACGAACCAGAGACCAGCGCACTGACCGTCAGCGGTATCAAAACGGCTGATGTTACCGCGTCTGAATCTGTGGTCGTGACAGTGCCGCTTGTGACCGTTAAAGCCAGCCAGAAAATCACCCTCGATACGCCGGAAGTGGTTTGCACCAGTAAGCTGACCACCGGCACGCTGGAGGTGCTGAAAGGCGGCAAGATGAGCGGTAATATCGAGCACAGCGGCGGCACCTTTACCTCTAACGGCGTGCAGGTCGATGATCATGGTCACGGCGGTATCGAGCGTGGGAATAGCTGGACGGAGGGAACCCAATGACGGCGCGTTTTCTCGGCATGAACCGTGCCACCGGTCTGAGTTTGTCCGATTCCGTACATATCAGTCAGAGCGTGCGCGACATTCTGATCACCCCCATTGGCTCGCGTGTCATGCGTCGCGATTACGGCTCGCTGCTCTCGGCACTGATGGACCAGCCCGATAACCCGGCGCTGCGCCTGCAAATTATGTCCGCTTGCTATATGGCGATACTGAAATGGGAGCCGCGTATCCGGCTGTCGTCCATCACCTTTGAGAGCACCACCGCAGGCGAGTTATTCGTCGACATCACCGGCGTGCGAACCGGAACCGGTGGCGCGTCATTTTCCTTAACTATTCCCCTGAGCTGATATTATGGCAACCATTGACCTGAGCCAGTTACCCGCCCCGGATGTGGTCGAGGTGCTGGACTATGAAACCCTGCTGGCCGAGCGCAAAGCGACGCTGATTTCCCTTTATCCCGAAGATGAGCAGGACGCCGTCGCGCGCACGCTCTCTCTGGAGTCTGAGCCCATCGTCAAACTGCTGGAGGAAAACGCCTATCGAGAGCTGATTTTACGCCAGCGGGTTAACGAGTCGGCGCTGGCGGTGATGCTGGCTTTTTCCCGGGGGAATGACCTCGATGTGCTCGGTGCAAACAATAACGTCGCCCGCCTGGTGATTATCCCTGCGGATGAGACCGCCATTCCGCCGGTGGTGGCAGTGATGGAATCCGACAGTGATTTCCGTCTGCGTATTCAGCAGTCGTTTGAAGGACTGAGTGTGGCGGGGCCGGTCGGCGCGTACCAGTTCCATGGCCGCAGCGCCGACGGGCGGGTCGCGGATGTGTCGGTTATCAGCCCGTCACCGGCCTGCGTGACGATTTCAGTGCTCTCGCGTGAGGGTAACGGCACCGCCAGTGATGAGCTGGTGAACATCGTCAGCCTTGCCCTGAATAATGAGGACGTGCGCCCGGTGGCTGACCGGGTGACGGTGCAGTCAGCACGCATTGTCGACTATGAAATCGACGCCACGCTCTATCTGTATCCTGGTCCCGAAATTGAGCCGGTACGGCAGGCCGCCGAGGCAAAACTCAAGGCCTACATCACTGCGCAGCACCGCCTCGGGCGGGATATCCGCAAATCTGCCATTTATGCCGCCCTGCATGTGGAAGGGGTGCAGCGGGTCGAGCTGGCTAAACCGCTGGCCGACATTGTGCTCAATGATACGCAGGCCTCGTACTGCACCGATTACACCATCGTTATCGGGGGTGCCGATGAATAACGTCCGGCTGCTGCCGGTGGGCTCATCACCGCTGGAGCTGGCCGCAGCCAAAGCCTGTGCCGAACTGACCCGCGTCCCGGTGCCTCTACGCCAGCTCTGGAACCCTGCAACCTGTCCTGCACCGCTGTTGCCGTATCTGGCGTGGGCGTTCTCGGTTGACCGCTGGGATGAGAAATGGCCGGAAAATGCAAAGCGCGCAGTCATTCAGGCGGCGAAATATATCCACAGCCACAAAGGCACCATCGGGGCCATCCGGCGCGTGGTGGAGCCGCTCGGCTACCTGATTAACGTCACCGAATGGTGGCAGACCAACGATGCTCCCGGCACTTTTCGCCTCGATATCGGCGTGCTGGAAAGCGGCATTACCGAGGAAATGTATTACGAGATGGAGCGCCTCATCGCTGATGCGAAAGCGGCGAGCCGCCACCTGACGGGCCTGAATATTATTCAGGATATTCCCGGTTTTCTGTACACCGGCGGCGTCAGCTATGACGGTGACATTCTGACTGTTTACCCCGGCTAAAAGAGGCAGGCATGACAACCAAATACAAAACACTCATTACCACTGCCGGGGCGGCAAAGTTTGCAGCCGCGACGGCGGGTGGCACAAAAATCACCCTCACGCACATGGCTGTCGGAGATGGCTGCGGGACACTACCGGTGCCGGATGTGGCGCAGACAGCCCTCATCAATGAAAAATGGCGTGCCGCGCTCAATAAAATCAGCGTCGATACGAAGAAACAAAATTACGTGGTGGCCGAGCTGGTTATTCCCCCGGAGGTGGGTGGATTCTGGCTGCGTGAAATGGGGCTTTATGACACTGACGGCACGCTGGTTGCCGTTGCTAATATGGCGGAAAGCTACAAGCCGGAGCTGGCGGAGGGCTCGGGACGCGCGCAGACGCTGCGTATGGTGATTATCGTCAGTGCGATTGAATCGGTTGACCTGACCATTGACGCCACCATGGTGATGGCAACGCAGGACTATGTCGACGACAAACTCGCGGAGCATGAGCGCTCGCGCCGACACCCGGATGCCACGCTTGAGGCGAAAGGTTTTACCCAACTGAGTAACGCGACCGACAGCGAGAGTGAGACGCAGGCCGCCACGCCGAAAGCGGTCAAAGCGGCTAATGACCTGGCGGATACCGCCAACCAGAACGCAGATAAACGTCTGGCAAAAAACGGCAACCTTTCCGACCTCCAGGACAAGGCGAAAGCGCGGGACAATCTCGGGCTGAAGGGTGCGGCTGTGCTGGACACCGGCACCACGGCGGGAACGGTCGCGGCGGGTGATGACACACGCATCGTCAATGCGCTGCAAAAAGGCAATAACCTCGCTGATGTGCCTGACAAAGCCGCCGCCCGTAGAAACCTCGGGTTAAAAGGTGCTGCGCTGCTCGATGTTGGCAACACTGCCGGAACCGTCGCCGCCGGTGATGATCCGCGCATGGTGAACGCCTTCCCGGTGACACCGGCAGCACTCAGCGTGAACCTGAATACCCTCGGACATCAGACACACCGGGGCGTTTATTTTCAGGAGCTGGATGCGAACGCAAAATCAGAACTGAATTACCCGATCAGGCAGTCAGGCACATTGCTGGTCACGCCGTCGGCGTATGGCTGCCAGCAGGAGTACACCAGTTTTTCCACGCACCGCAAATTTGCGCGGGGACTCACGAGTACATGGAACGGTAAGGACGGGCCATGGGGGCCGTGGTCTGAGTATTACGGCGAGAGCCACAAACCCACCGCAGCGGATGCCGGTGCCGTTCCCTTGCTCGCGGAGGGCATTGTGAATGCCGTGCGACGGTTTCAGAACGTCACCAGTCTTTTCACCGCTCAGTCTGGATCTCCGCTTGAGTTAGGCCATCTTGGGGGCGCACCCGGTAATTTCTATATTGATATTCACACTGACGGCACACAAGACGGCGTGGATTATTCCCACCGTCTGATCTTTAAGGCTGGCGGCGGGGTCACTGTTCAGACTCAGGCCGGAGGGATAGTAACGCTCGGCGATAACGGGGGGGATGTCGTTGCCGGTGGTTCTGTTACGGCGGGCGGTGTGACGTCCACAGGCAGTGTGCGAGCCGCAGGCGAAGTTACCGCCGTGGGGGATTTATACAGCGACAGAAATATTTCGTGCTCAGGACTGCTTCAGGCCGGGACAGCGGTGTATGAATCCGGTGGTCGTGTGCGTGTTTACTCATCGAACAACCCGCCGCCCCCGCAGGATTTAAGCGGCTATGTCACCTATGGCGTAGCCGATAACCGCTATGTCATGGACGTCGCTCGCGGAGGGCAGGCTCTCCAGAACCCCGGGCATACGACTGACACGATATGGGAAGCCCCGGAAGGTTGCTATATGACCGGGTTAAATATCCGTGGTGACATGGGCGACTGCCGAAGCATGGGCAAATATTATCGCGCCACCGTGGTGAGAACCTATAGTGGCGGCTGGCGGCAGATAGGGAGTATTGCGTAATGATCCAGTTTAAAAATATCAAAATCTCAAAACGAGTCATTGAGGAGGGCGTGACCCAACCCTTTATTTATTTTGAAGATGCTCGGGGTCGTGACTGGTACACACTGCGCGATAAAACATGGCAGGGTGAGACCGCCTTTATTGCCGTATCACCAGACGGCTTTATCATCACCGGCGCGCGTGATCCCAATTTCATGACCCTGAGTGAAGGGGTCAGCATTTATGAGGTTGCGGCGGCGGATTATCACGATGATATTGGCGTGAAACCGTATCGCTATGAGAAGGGGAAAATCATTGCCTGCGTCCCATCGGAAAGTGAAAAGGCTGGTATCCGTAAAACGGTATTACTGGATCAGGCCACAACGGCCATTGCACCTTTACAGGATGCGGTTGAGCTGGACATGGCGACAGAAGAAGAAACCGCGCAACTGCTGGCGTGGAAAAAATACCGCGTGCTGCTTAACCGGACAGATACCGCAACGGCACCGGATATTGACTGGCCGGAAATGCCGGTCACTGTCTGACAGACAAAGAAAAGCCCACGTGATGTGGGCTAATCATACGGGCATTCCTGATACTCATCTTCTTCGTCATCCACAAACCAGACGCACCAGACGTAACCGAATAACAACCAGCCGACCAGTGCCGCCACGCCCCACAAAACATATTCCATCGCATCGCCTCCGTGAATGGTTGAGACGATAGCGGCAATATCCCCTGATAGATAATGGATATAAACGATCAATTATCCCGGATTGATCGCTCTCACCGATCAATAAGGGCCTCGCAGAACCCTTGATTTCATTATTTTTATCGGGTTGTTGTGCCTCGCCTCACCCATCCCCCATTGCTGGCTCCCTCCTCACACAACCGCCGAAAATAGACATTCCTGAAAACTACGGAGTGTCCCGGATGAGTGACTATCACCACGGCGTGCAGGTTGTTGAAATCAACGACGGCACGCGTGTTATTTCCACGGTCTCGACGGCGGTCATCGGCATGGTGTGCACTGCCAGCGATGCCGACGCGAAAACCTTTCCCCTCAATGAGCCGGTGCTCATCACCAATGTGCAGACCGCCATCGGCAAGGCCGGAACCAAAGGCACGCTTGCGGCCTCGCTACAGGCGATTGCTGACCAGTGCAAGCCGGTCACCATTGTGGTGCGTGTCGAAGAAGGCACCGGTGACGATGCTGAAGAGCAGACCTTGTCGAACCTCATTGGCGGCACCGATGAAAACGGCAAATACACCGGCATTAAAGCGCTGCTTACCGCCGAAGCGGTCACCGGTGTACGCCCGCGCATTCTCGGTGTGCCGGGTCTGGATTCGCAGCCGGTGGCGGTCGCACTCGCCTCGGCCTGTGTCAGCCTGCGCGCTTTTGGCTATGTCAGTGCGTGGGACTGCAAAACCCTGAGTGACGCCATCAAGTACCGCGACAATTTCAGCCAGCGTGAATTAATGGTTATCTGGCCGGACTTTATTGCCTGGGACACAGTGAAAAACGCCAGCGCCCCGGCTTACGCGACGGCGCGCGCCCTCGGTCTGCGGGCTTACATCGACCAGACGGTCGGCTGGCATAAAACCCTGTCAAACGTCGGTGTGCAGGGTGTCACCGGCATCAGCGCCTCTGTGTTCTGGGATTTACAGGCACCCGGCACCGATGCCGACCTGCTCAATGAGGCGGGTGTGACCACGCTTATCCGCAAGGACGGTTTTCGTTTCTGGGGCAACCGCACCTGCTCTGACGACCCGTTATTCCTGTTTGAGAACTACACCCGCACCGCACAGGTGATTGCCGACACCATGGCGGAGGGGCATATGTGGGCGGTGGATAAACCCATTACCCCGGTGCTCATCCGCGACATTGTCGACGGTATCAAGGCTAAATTCCGCGAGCTGAAAACCGCCGGTTATATCGTGGATGCGGATTGCTGGTTTGATGAAACGGCCAACGATAAGGAATCGCTCAAAGCCGGGAAACTGTATCTCGATTACGACTACACGCCGGTGCCGCCACTGGAAAACCTCACCCTGCGTCAGCGCATCACCGATAAATATCTGGTGAACCTGATTGCCTCGGTTAATGGATAAGGAGCACTGAAATATGGCAATGCCCCGCAAACTTAAATCACTCAACCTGTTTAACGACGGCCTCAGTTATATGGGCGTGGTGTCCTCGGTGACGCTGCCGAAACTTACCCGCAAGCTGGAAAATTATCGCGGCGGCGGCATGAACGGTGCCGCACAGGTGGATTTTGGTCTCGATGATGATGCGCTCACGATTGAATGGACGCTCGGGGGCTTCCCGGATGAAGCACTCTGGGCGCAGTACGCGCTGCCGGGTGCCTCCAGCGTACCGCTGCGCTTTGCAGGCTCGTATCAGCGCGACGACACCGAAGAAGAAACCGCCGTCGAGGTAGTGGTGCGTGGTCGTCATAAAGAATTTGACGGCGGCGACAGCAAACAGGGTGAAGACACCGAGACCAAAATCACCACGGTGTGCACCTACTACAAGCTGACGATGAACGGCAAAGAGCTGATTGAAATCGACACCCTCAACATGATTGAGAAGGTCAACGGCATCGACCGCCTTGAGCAGCGTCGCCGCAATATCGGCCTGTCCTGATTATTGCCCGGTCAGGTGTGCTGGCCGGTAACCCTTTTTATATTCCCGGAGTAAAACCCATGAGCAACGCAAAAAAATACAAAAACACGTCTGATAACCCGAACATTGTGACCCTGGTAAAACCGATTCAACGCGGGGAAATGGTGATTGAAACCATCACCCTGATTAAGCCGACGGCGGGCACCCTACGTGGGGTGAGTCTCGCCGATGTCGCCAGTTCGGATGTGAACGCACTGATTAAGGTGCTGCCGCGTATGACCTATCCGACGCTGACCGAGTCGGATGTTGCCGCACTGGAGTTGCCGGACATGATGAGTATTGCCGCGAAGGTGATTGGTTTTTTGGCACCGGATCCGGCGGCTTAACTTTTCCGCCGGGGCTGATGGTTGACGACCTGATGGCGGATATTGCAGTGATTTTTCATTGGCCGCCGTCAGAACTGTATCCCATGAGCCTGACCGACCTCATCAGCTGGCGCGAGATGGCGCTGAAACGGAGCGGAAATTCTCATGAGTAATAACGTCAGAATCGAGGTGCTGTTAAAAGCCGTTGACCAGGCGACGCGCCCGTTTAAACACATCCAGACCGCGAGCAAAACGCTGTCGGGTGATATTCGCAACACGCAGAAAACCCTCAAGGAATTAAACGGCCAGGCATCACGCATCGAGGGCTTTCGCAAAACGAGTGCGCAGCTGGCCGTCACCGGTCAGTCACTGACTAAAGCAAAGGCCGAAGCCGAAGCACTTGCCACGCAGTTTAAAAACACCGAACGCCCGACGCGTGAGCAGGCGAAAGCGCTGACGGCGGCAAAGGCGGCCGCAGACGGATTGCAGAGCAAAGTTAACAGCCTCACCGAATCGGTGAAGCGCCAGCAGCGTGAACTCGGGCAAGCCGGGATTAATACCCGCAACCTCACCCGCGATGAAAAGAGCCTGAAAGGCCGTATCAGTGAAACCACGAATCAGCTTAACCGGCAGAAGCTGGCGCTGGAGCAGGTCAGCGCGAAGCAGGCAAAACTCAACGCGGTAAAAAACCGTTATCAGGCCGGTAAGGAGCTGGCCGGAACAGCGGGCGCGGTCGGTGCCGCCGGTGTTGGCATGGCAACCGCCGGTGTGGCGGCTGGCGTGGGCATACTGAAACCGGGCTATGACTTTGCGCAGAAAAATTCTGAGTTGCAGGCGGTGCTCGGGGTGGAAAAAACCTCACCCGAAATGGACGCCCTGCGTAAACAGGCGCGCCAGCTCGGTGACAACACGGCGGCCTCAGCCGATGACGCCGCCGGTGCGCAGATTATTATCGCCAAAGCCGGTGGCGACAGTGCCGCCATTCAGGCCGCGACGCCGGTCACGCTGAATATGGCGCTCGCCAACCAGCGCACGATGGAAGAAAACGCCGCGCTGCTGATGGGGATGCGCTCCGCCTTCCAGCTGTCAAACGACAAGGTCGCGCACATTGGTGATGTGCTGTCGACCACGATGAACAAAACCGCCGCCGACTTTAACGGGCTGAGTGATGCACTTACCTATGTCGCGCCGGTGGCGAAAAATGCCGGGATCAGTATCGAAGAAACCGCCGCGATGGCAGGTGCGCTGCACGATGCGAAAATCACCGGCTCGATGGCAGGCACCGGCAGTCGCGCGGTGATCAGCCGGTTGCAGGCACCGGTCGGCCAGGCAAAAACCGCACTCGGTGAGCTGGGGGTAAAAAACACGGATGCGAAAGGCAATATGCGCCCGCTGTTTACGCTGCTGAAAGAAATGCAGACCAGTTTTGAGAAAAACAAACTCGGCACGGCGCAGAAGGCCGAGTACATGAAAGTCATCTTTGGTGAGGAGGCCAGCTCCGCCGCCGCCGTGCTGATGACTGATGCCATGACCGGCAAACTCGATAAGCTCACCGCAACCTTTAAAGCCTCGGACGGCAAAACTGCGGAACTGGTCAAGGTGATGCAGGACAACCTCGGCGGCGACTTTAAAGAGTTTCAGTCGGCTTATGAGGCGGTCGGCACTGACCTGTTTGACCAGCAGGAATCGTCACTTCGTAAGCTGACGCAGACCGCCACAAAATATGTGCTGAAACTTGACCACTGGATTGTGCAAAACAAAGGGCTGGCGCAGACGTTGCTCAAAGTCGGCGGTGTGGCACTGGCCGTGGTGGGGATGGTGGGTGCCATTGGTCTGGTGGCGTGGCCGGTGATTGCCGGGGTGAATGCCATGATTGCCGCTGCCGGTCTGCTCGGCACCGCGTTTACCGTGGCCGGTGGTGCGATTATGACGGTACTCGGTGCGCTTACCTGGCCGATTGTGGCGGTGGGCGCGCTTATCGTCGGCGGTGCATTGATGATCCGTAAATACTGGGAGCCGCTGGGGGCATTTTTCTCCGGTGTGGTCGAGGGAATTAGCGCCGCCTTTGCACCGGTCGGGGAGATGTTCGCCCCGTTTATACCGCTATTTGACGCGGTGGTGCAGAAACTCCGGGCGGTGTGGCAGTGGTTCACTGAGCTGATTGCACCAGTCAAAGCCAGCAAAGATACGCTTGACGCCTGGAAAGATTCGGGCGTTGCCGTCGGTCAGGCGCTGGCCGGGGCGTTTAAGCTTGCGCTGGCCCCGGTCACCGCACTGCGCAGCGGGATTGATTATGTGCTGGAGAAGCTCGGTCTTATCAATCAGGAGTCCGGCCAGCTTGATGCAAAAGCCGAACAGGTGAATGCCTGGACGAACGGCTCAGGCGGCTATTCCCCGTCCGGTGGGCTGCTGACCGGCAGTTATCAGCCGGTTACGGCCAGTGCCGGTAAAAGCTATACCGACCAGAGCCGCAACGAGTACCACATTGCGATCGGGGGTGGCGTGCAGAACGGCGGTGAACTTGACCGCCAGCTGCGCGACAGTCTGGAAAAATACGAGCGTGAGAAACGTGCCAAACAGCGCGCCAGCATGATGCACGACTAAGGAGACCGACAATGATGCTTGCCCTCGGCATGTTTGTTTTTCAGTTACAGACGCTGCCTTACCAGAGCCTGCAACGGGATGTGGATTACCGCTGGCCGTCAAACAGTCGCATCGGCCAGCGACCGGCGATGCAGTTTCTCGGCGTCAACGAGGAAAAAATTGTCCTCACCGGAAGCCTGCTGCCGGAAATCACCGGTGGGAAATTGTCACTGCTGGCACTTAACCTGATGGCCGATGAGGGGCGCGCGTGGCCGTTGCTCGATGGCAGCGGTACCATCTATGGCATGTTTGTGATTAATTCGGTTAGCGAGACTTACACCGAGTTTTTTGCCGATGGCTCAGCGCGCAAAATTGATTTTACCGTCAACCTCACGCGCGTGGATGAGTCCCTGACGGCGATGTTTGGTGATATTCAGAAGCAGGCCGACAGCCTGGTCGGGAACATGCAGAGCAAAGTCGGAGGGTTATTTTAATGCTGACCGGAATGACACTGGATGCAGGCGCGACGATGGCACCAGCGTTTATGCTGACACTCAATAATCAGGACATCACCCGTAATATCAGTGAGCGGCTGATTAGCCTCAGCATGACCGATAACCGGGGCTTTGAGGCTGACCAGCTCGATATCGAACTCGACGACACTGATGGCCTGATTAAGTTACCGGCGCGCGGTGCAGTACTTTCACTATTTCTCGGCTGGCAGGGTTCGGCATTACTCGGCAAAGGACAATTCACGGTGGATGAAATTGAGCACCGGGGCGCACCGGACACGCTGACCATCCGGGCAAGAAGTGCGGATTTTCGCGGCACACTCAACTCCCGCCGTGAAGCCTCGTATCACGACACCACCCTCGGTGAAATCCTCAACACCATCGCCAGCCGTAATAAGCTGACGGCCAGTGTCGCGCCGCTGTTTGCTTCGATTGCCATTCCACATATCGACCAGTCGCAGGAGTCAGACGCGAAATTTCTCACCCGCCTGGCGGAGCGTAACGGGGCGGAGGTGTCGGTCAAGGCGGGGAAATTGCTGTTCCTGAAAGCGGGGGCCGGAGTCACGGCCAGCGGCAGACCGATCCCACAGATGACCCTCGAGCGCAGTGACGGTGACCGTCATCAGTTTGCGATTGCCGACCGGAGTGCGTACACCGGCGTCACCGCGAAATGGTTGCATACCAGAGAGCCGAAAGCGCAGAAACAGCAAGTGAAACTCAAACGTAAAGCGAAACCGCAAAATCTGCGCGCCCTCCAGCACCCGAAAGCGCAGCCGGTAAAAGCCAGGGCCGCGCCAAAGGAAAAGGAATCACGCGAAGGCGAGTATATGGTCGGTGAGGAAGATAACGTGTTTGCGCTGACCACCATTTACGCCAGTAAAGCGCAGGCGATGCGCGCGGCTCAGGCCAAATGGGACAAACTACAACGCGGGGTGGCGGAGTTTTCGATTAGTCTCGCCATGGGGCGCGCAGATCTCTACCCGGAAACACCGGTCACGGTCACAGGCTTTAAGCGCGTGATAGACGAGCAAGCGTGGACCATCACTAAGGTTATGCACTCTCTCAGTAATAGCGGCTTCACGACGTCGCTTGAGCTTGAGGTAAGATTAAATGATGTGAGTTATGAACTTGATTAAGTGTAATTTGCAAACAATAACTTGCAAATGCAACTCTTGAGTTTATCATTCCCCAATGATGAGCGAGAGGGGGAAATAAATCATGATGCATTGCCCGTTATGTCAGGACGCTGCCCACGCGCGATCCAGTAGATATTTGAGTATCGAAACAAAAGAGCGCTACCACCAGTGCCAGAATATCAACTGTGGATGCACTTTTGTCACCCATGAGTCTCTTGCGCGATACATCGTAAAGCCTGGCGAAGTTGAACCCGCCCCACCCCACCCTAACCGCTATAAACAACAACAGCTCTGGATGTAGAAAAAGGCCTGCGAAAGCAGGTTTTTTTATATCCGCTTTCCCTTCTCCCAATGAAGATACGCCTTTCCATTAGCATTTGAATGTATGAGTTTGCAAAATCAAACATTGAATACTGTTTAAATATACAGTATTTTTTAACCATTTGATTTAGCGAGATTCTCACATGACCGTACGCAAGCAAGCTGATGGCCAATGGCTTTGCGATGTCTATACAGACGGGCGAGGAAGTAAGCGCATTAGAAAGAAGTTTTCCACTAAAGGCGAAGCTCTTGCCTATGAAAGTTATCAACTCGAACAGACGAAACAAAAGCCTTGGCTGGCGGAGAAAGATGATCGTCGCCACCTGAGCGAACTCATCGAGTTATGGTACAAGCTGCACGGTTGCTCTCTCAGTGATAAGAAAGGCCGCTTAGGAAAGCTGCATATTATCTGCAATGGCCTTTGTGATCCCGTAGCCTCACAAATCACAGCCAAAGATTGGGCACATTACCGGGATAGACGACTTACCGGCCAGATTGCTAACGGCTATAAAACCAGTGAAAAATCACTCAAGGTTTCCATCGGAACGGTGAACTGTGAACATGCCTTTCTACGAGCAGTGTTTAATGAATTAACCCGGCTTGGTGAGGTTAACTACCCTAACCCACTCAAAAATATTCGTGAATTTGATGAGCCTGAAAAAGAGATGTCCTGGCTGACGGATGATGAAGTGCAGAAATTAATGGGGGCATGCCGTGGGCATGGAAATCCTGAATTAACACTGATTGTTAAAATCTGCCTTTCCACTGGAGCACGATGGAGCGAAGCAGCAAATCTTAAGAAATCTCAACTCTCACCTAATAAGATTACTTTCGTAAACACGAAGGGCAAAAAGAACCGAACAGTTCCAATATCTGATGAGTTATACAAAGAACTTATCGACCGTGACGGTAAGCCTTTCGAACAATGTTATCGCCAGTTTTATCGTGTAATAAAAATTGCGGGTCTGGTATTACCAGAAGGTCAAATGAGTCATGTACTTAGACATACATTTGCCAGTCATTTTATGATGGGAGGCGGGAATATTATTGTCCTGCAAAGAATTTTGGGGCATTCTGATATTCGGGTTACGATGCGTTATGCCCATTTTGCACCTGATCATCTTGAGGATGCGCTTATATTAAACCCGCTCAGTAAGCTTGGCGGGGCGTCCACAAAGTGACTACAGAGCATCATATTGGGTGTAATGGAGTGCAACAGGATGTGCGGTAAGTAACTGAATTGATTATAAGTCGCTGTTTTTAAACAGCAGATAAAAAAAGACCGAATACGATTCCTATATTCGGTCCAGGGAAATGGCTCTTGGGAGAGAGCCGTGCGCTAAAAGTTGGCATTAATGCAGGCAGACATCGCCTTGCCTTCTAAGAATAGATTACCGGCGCAGGTTTTCCAGTCCGGCGCAAAAGTGTTCGGAAAAAAACCGCGTTACAGGTGATGTTTTAGCAAAAAACCGCAATGCCCGGGCTACGGATATTGCGGTTTTTTATTATGAATTAACAGCTTAGCGTTTTTAACTACATAACTTCTCAGCACGTTCAATAAACGGAGCCAGGCTCTTTTTTTGGCCTGGCTGTTTAGGATCGTCAATTTGAATCACAGAAATTGGCTGGCCGGTCGTTTTGCCGCTGCTCACTTGTTGCTGGGCAACATCGTTTAACGGGTATTGCATTAGCGTACTCGGGTTAATCGCAAATAGCGCATGTCCCGGACGGCAACTTAGCATCACCTCTTCACGGTTAAATGCCCAGTTATCTTTGCCCATTTCAAAACGGCTAACAGTGATAATTTGTGGTGCTGCCAATGCACTACTCGCACAAGCCAGCAATACCAACGTCAGAATACTTTTTTTCATGAATATCTCTTGAGCTAATAACGCCTTCAGTACGGTTCCCAGGTAGCGAATACGCTCACTGCCAGTAGCACCAATACCGACAAAATAACTTCCAGCCAGGTTAACTGAATAAACTGTTTGGTTGCCGTTGGTGTGCGGTTAAATCGCGGCACTAAAAGATAGCGGTTATAC